AGCCAATTTTGCTATTAACTGTGGGGCCTTCGGGCCCTTTCGAGGATTTTATGAGTGAACCATCGGCATTGACAGAAGATAAACCTCCTATGTTACGTTTTAAATTGGCCAGAGTGGAGGACCGTCACATGGGGAATATTACTGGAAAAGTTGAGCATCGACATGTTTTGAAGGTCTATGTTAGGGCATTTGGTGATTCAAAATGCGAGGTTCCTTTCATTGTGCGTGGGTTCGGCGTTGAAGAAAGACCAGTAAAAAAGAAAGTAACTCATGAAGTCGAAAAACTCGTAGAGGAAACAGTAGACGGTGTAACAGACTATGTAATGAAAAAAGAACCCGTCACAGAAATAATTGATACAAAGGAGTTTATCTACACGGAAACGACGCCTTGGGATAATCATCTTAAACATCGACTAAAAAATAAAATGATCAGTCAGGACTATTATGATTATTGTATGAGGGCGATAAAGAGATTTGAAGAAAGCGGAGATGTTCCTATAGAGGGAACTCCTTTAATCGAATGGACAGTTATCAACGAGTCTATTAAAAGGCGTTTTTTAGATCTTGGCATCAATACGATAGAGCGACTGGCAGAGGCGACGGATGAAGCCTTGCAAAGCGTGGGTATGGGAGGAAGGGATGCAAAAAACAAAGCGATAGCTTTTATAGAATCTGGAGCTGATGCAGGGAAAGCGGCATCACGTATTGCTAATTTGGAAGCAACAGCGGAATTACAAGGGCGGCAACATAATGAAAGCCTGGAAACCATTTCTGCGCTTCAGGCTAAGATAGCAGAACTTTCCAAGCCCAAACAACGAGGTCGACCGCCCAAGGATGCTTAATGTCTCTATTGACCATGATCCAAGCGGTGACAGAGGAATTGGGACTTGCCTCACCTAACGCTGTAATTACTAATACAGACAGGCAAATCAAACAATTCTTGCGGCTTGCTAATCGAGAAGGTGTTGCTTTATCTGGTCGTAATACCACATGGGAGGCGATGGTACGTGAAAACACCTTCACCCTAACGGCGACTCAGAACCAAGGCGCAATCAATGGAACAGTGATTACTGATTCGGATTTTGATTACATCATCAATGAGACAATCTGGAACAGAACCACAACCATTCCCATTTTAGGCCCGTTAAATTCAAAAGAGTTTCAATTCCGACAAGCCTTAAGCATTACTGGCCCTTTCCCCAGATACCGGATTTTAAACGGGGATCTGCTTATTGATCCTGCTCCTTCTAATTCAACAGATACGGCGGCTTTTGAATATCAATCGACTTCCTGGTGCGAATCTTCTGAAGGTGATGGTCAATCCAGTTGGTTAGCGGATAATGATGTCGGGCTTTTAAATGAAGGCTTGATGGAATTAGGTATTTTATGGAGGTGGAAAAAAACCAAGGGATTGGAATATCAAGAAGACTTTGTAGAATACGAATCTCAAGTCGCTAATGCCATAGTAAGAGATGGGGGTAAAAGCATTATTCATTCTGATGGAGGGCCCTTTCGTTCGGGTCCTGGAATATTTATACCTGGTGGGAGCTTTTTACCGTCATGAGAAATCCTCAATTCAGAAAGACAGTCAGGGGTCGAGAAACCTCACAGACAGAGAGTCTTCCTGCACCCGTGGGAGGGTTGAATGCGCGTGATTCTGCGGCCAATATGTCACCATTAGATGCGACAATAATGGATAATTGGTTCCCTGAGACTAATGATGTTCGCGTAAGAAAGGGAGTTGATGATCATGTGACCGGGTTGGTTTCTCAAGTTGAGTCTTTGATGGCTTATAATAAACCCGATGGAACGCAGGAATTATTTGCAGCAGAGGGAACTGATTTTTTCGATGTCACAGCTGCAGGCGCAGTAGGTGCAGCGGTTGTAACAGGACTTACCAATGCCCGATGGCAACACGCTAATTTTACCAATTCAGGTGGGACTTCTTTTTTAACCACTTTTAATGGTGTGGATTCTCCACAATATTGGGACGGGAGTACTTGGACGCCCATTACAGGCGTTTCTTCTCCGGCTATAACTGGAATTACACCCACCACAATAATTGGCGTCGAAGTACATAAACGGAGAATGTGGTTAGTCGTTGTGGACTCTTTGAAGGCTTTTTACTTGCCAGTAGATCAAGTAGGAGGAGAGGCCAAACCATTGGATTTAGGTGGTATTGCCAAGAAAGGCGGCTTTATTATGGCAATAGGTACGTGGACTTTGGACGCTGGAGAAGGCGCTGATGATTATTGGGCGGCGATTACTTCTGAGGGTCAGATTGTAGTCTATCGAGGTACGGATCCTTCTTCTTTTGCGACTTGGAAATTACACGGTGTTTGGGATGTGGGGGAACCTATAGGAAGGCGATGTCGAATTAAGTATAACGGCGATGTATTATTTATTACTGTTGACGGCGTGTTGTCATTATCGCGAATCATCTTATCAACTTCCACTGATCAAAACGTGCCCATTACTGAAAAAATCAACAAGTCGATAACGGATGCCTCGTTAGCCCATAAAACAAAATTTGGTTGGCAGCTTTTACATCTACCCCAGGAAATTCAATTAATTCTCAATGTTCCTGTTAAGGAAGGAAGCGATCAGCAGCAGTTTGTAATGAACACCATTACACGTAATTGGGGCAGTTTTTCGCCATAAGTGCAAATTGCTGGGAAATATTTAATGAAGAAGCTTACTTCGGTACAGACGGTGAAGTGGTTAAATACGCGGGTTCTTTAGCGGATAATGGGACTAATATTGAAGCAGAGTTCAGACAGGCTGAAAATTATTTCGGGACACGAGGACGATTAAAGACTTTCAAAGCCAGTAGACCTATATTTTTAGTCAATGGAGCGCCCTCTGTTTTAGCGGGGATGAATATTGATTTTGAGAACAAACCTTTAACGGATCCGATTAGTTTCAGCCCTATTACAGAAGCACTGTGGGATACAGCTATCTGGGATAATGACGATTGGGCCGGTGGTCTTAGTTTATTAAAGGATTGGCAAACTATCGGAGAGGTAGGAACTTCTGGCGCTTTTAGGATAAAAACAGTATCCAGTGGATTAGAGGTAAGAATGCAATCTTCCGATCATGTCTTTGAAAGGGGTGGAATCATTGCTTAGTTATCATAAAGAGAATTTGCGTGAAGTTTATTTTGACATCGAGAAGATGTTAAAAGATGACGCGATGGAATGTGATGAACCGTTTCTTTTGGACATGAATTTGTTACTAACGTATAACGATTCAGGATTTAGACGACAGTATTTAGTTAAAGACGGGGATAAGATTGTTGGTCAGTCTGCTTTTTATTTCAGTGATAACACACGTGGGAATATTCCGACAGCTCAAGAGGAAAGATGGTATTTACTTCCCGAGTACAGGAAGGGGTGGACAGTCGTTAAACTTTGGCGATTTATTGAACAGGACTTAAAGAAAGATGGTGCTGAAAAAATAATGATTACTATTGATCCTAAGTCCAGAATTAAGAATTTACTGACAAGGCAAGGTTTTGAACTTTCAAGTATGACCTATGAGAAAGAATTATGAGTAAGCCAAATCCACCCAGACCCCCTGATTTTCAGGCGCAGGCGCAGGCTCAAGGCCAGGCTAATTTACAGGCTGGCGCTCAGGGTTCTGTTTTGTCTAATCCTAATTTTGTCGGCCCCACTGGAAGCCGTACTATTACCGGAGGGCCTCAAGTTGGCTTTGATCGCCCTACTATTACCGATGTTTTATCGCCTGAACAACAAGCGATTTTCGATGCCCAGAACAGTATTTCTGGACAACTTCTGCAAACCGGAGAGGAAGGATTGGGAAGAGTAAGCAATGCCTTTGGAACACCGTTTGATATCTCAGGTGCCCAACAGACTTTCCGCCCTACTGGTCAGGGATTGTCGAGCTTATCAGGAATTAATGCTCAACCTGGGGTGCAGCCTTTTACGACCCAACAAATCCAACAACTCACTGGAATTGGCGGGCTTTCTGGAATTGATCTTTCTCAATTAGGAGGGATCCAAGGTTTAACT